GCAGTAAGGCAAAACAAAGCACGCGGCACGCCGGCGTCTCTGCAGATCCCCCGCCAAAAGCTTAAGAGCCTTAGCTGCCAATTAGCGCTACGGATGATAATGGCCTTCTCCAAATGACTCTTGTTTGCCCCTTACCCAGATCGAGATCGTAGTTCTACAGGCATTTTACGGGGCAATACAGGTTCCGGCGCGCGGGTGGCCGAAGATCTCCGGCGTGTTCTTCGGGTTTAAGCCACCAGGCTGAACGTCTCACACCCCCACCCCGCCTCTCGACACCACACGTCTATATCTTCTGGGCTCACCTGGTCTTTTCCATCACAGAAGCCCGGCAACACCTTTTGCTCGATCTCGGCCCGGCCCTCAGAGCAATAGTTAAGGAATGGCACTTGCACCAGGTGGGCCAGCTTGTCGCCTATCAGGGGGATGGGCCGCAGCATTTGGCCGCCAATGCCCAGGGCGTCGTAAAGCCGGCCCTGGCGTAGGTCTTCCTCGTCGCATAGGGCCTGCCGTTGGGCGGCGCTGTAGGCCGGGTTATGCCAGATGCGGATGTTCTGCCCCACCAGCTCGCCGAAGGGCTTGTCGACCCGGTCCACCGCCTCCTGGCTGTACAGCAGGCCGTTGCCTCGGTAGCGCATGCTGTGGCGCCAATTGGCCATGCAGCCCCGGCGCAGGGCCTCAAAGATGATGATGCCCCAGGTTGCCCAGTGCCCGGGCTTGGTGCTCTGCACCAGGTCGCCGGGCACCACGCCCGGGTAGCCGTCGGCCGACCACTTGTTTAGCGATACCTCGATCATTTTGGCCCCCGCGTTAAACACCCCAGCCCGGCGGGGCGTTCCCGTCCGGGCTGGGGTGAGGTTTAAGGCATGGCTTACTGGACCGCGCCAGCCGGGGCGGTTCCACTGTGGTCGTCGGTGTTGGTCGTGGTGGTGGGGCTTTTGGTTACGGTCACCGTGCCATTGGTGACGTTGCCGCCGGCGATGTTCACCGGGCCGCCGTCTTGGGTGGTGATGTTGTAGATTTTGCCTCCCGCGTTGGCAGCGGTGGCGCCTACCGTCTCGGCGATCTTCACGGCCATGTCGGCCTGAATGAACCCCTGGGCCACCATGGCAATCAGCGGCATGCCGTTGATGATGACGCGCTCCCAGGCCGCGATGAACTGCTTAAGTTGGGCGTTGCTGTTGGCGTAGACCTCCAGCGACTCCACCCCCTTCATTTCAATGCTCTCGCCAGGCTTGGCCTTCATGCGCAAGATAGGTGGCCTGGCCTTCTCCAGCTCGACCTGGTCTTGGGTGAACTTGCCGGCGTCGCTCAGCTTGCTCTCGGTGACCACGGTGGTGCCGTCGGGCCTGGTCTCGGTGACGGTGGTGGAATTGTCCGAGCCGCTGCCCAACCCCAGCCCATTACAGCCGGCGGCCACCAGGGCCAGCAACAGGGCCACAATGAGCCCCAGATACTTTTTGCCTCTCTTCACGTTCGCCTCCTTGATTCATGAGCCCCGAATGGGGCGGTTGATTGGCCAGCGGGTTATTGTTGCGCCGGCAGCGGCGCCGGGGCTTCGGGGGCCGGGGCTGGGGTGGCGGCCACCGATACCGGGGCCGGCGGTGCGGCCGCCGGCGCTGGGGGCTCGGGGGCGGCGGCCGCCGGCGCCGGATCACCGGACGGCAGGCCCAGGATGCCCCGGGCCATGCCCTCCAGATTGGTCTGTATGGCCCGGGCCTGGTTCAAGGCCTGGAGGGCCTGGGCCAGGCCGGCCATGGGGTCGGCCGACGCCTGGGGCGTGGGCGGCGCGGCGATCACGCCCAGGCTCTCGGCAATCTGGCCCGGCGGGGCCGTTGCCTGGATTGGGGTCTGGGCCACCGCCTGGGTTTGCGCCTTGGCCTTCAGCCACGTGCGGCCGAGCACGTAGGTGGCCACCAGGCCCAGGGCCGGCATGAGCGTGTTGGTGCTGCCGGGGGGTATCCAGCCCACGGCCTCGGCCACGCTACCCAGGGCATAGAGCCCGCCGGCCAGGCCGGTAAGCTTGCCCTCGCTGGTGCGCCAGCCGGAGGCAAGAGGATTGGAAAGCACAAGTGCGCTCTTGGGCATGTCAGCTCCTAATTTGATGGGTCTAGGTTCGGTTGGCCAGGTCGGGCCAGGTAGAGGCGGGTTAGAGGCTTTCGCGGGCCAGGGCGGCGCGCAGATCATCCACGCGCACGATCCAGCCGCGCAGATCGGGGACAAACCTTTTTTGCTTGGCCAGGCCGGCATAGAATCCCGCGCGCAGTACCAGGGTCTCCCGCGCCAGCAGCCGCACGGCGGTGGGGTTGCGCATGGCCAGCATTTGCAGGGCCGTGCGGGTCAGCGGCCCCAGCCAGCCATCCTCTTGCAGGGGTTGGTCCAGGGCCAGGGCGTTGAAGGCCTTTTGCAAGAGCAGCGAGGCCGTGGGCAGGCCAGTGTTCACGGCGGTATCCATCACCACTAGGGCCACGGCGGGGGGCACCTGGCCCAGCCACAGCTTGTCCCAATACTTTTGGCGGTAGATATCCCGGGCCTGGGCTTCGGTCAGGTTGGCGATATCCAGGTTCGGGAAAGCGCGCTTGCTGATGCCGTATTTGGTCTCCCCGCCGGGGTCGTTGGGGTCGTTGGAATAGCCGCCCTCGTGGGGCAGGACAAAGCTCATGGCGATTTCAAATGGGTCTTTGGCCATTGCCGTTTCCCTTCTCCAGTTCCCTCAGGCGGCTGAACACCTCCATGAATTTATCCAGGCACTCTTCGCGGTGGTCCTTGTGTTCCCCTTTGGTCAGGTAGCCCGTGAGCACCTCATCCTTGAACTTGCCCAGGGTGGCCAGGCTGGCGTCGATGGCCGCCAAGCGGCGGTCATGCTGTTGGGCGTTGCGGGTCTGCAAAATGCCGATGACGAATAGCCCAATGGTTATCAGGCTGCCGAATATCCAGATAGGCAAGTTTCCGTCCATGGGCTACACCTCCCCGCCCTACAGCACCCGGTAAACCTTGAACACCGGCGCGCCCACCAGCAGCACCCGGTAGGTCACCCCGTCCATTTCCACGACGGTGAAGTCCTTTTGAAACACCGTGCAGGTGGCTCGGCGGGCGCCAGGTTCGGTCTTGTAGGCGATTTGGGCCTGGCCGTTGGTCAGGGTGGCCAACACCATGTCGTAATAAACGCCGTCATCATCGCGGATGGTGATGCGCCAGGTGCCGTTGACGGGGAGGACAGGCGAGCCGGGGGACGGGCCCGCGCGCAGGGTGGCGGTCACCTGGAGCGAGGCCACGCCGTCGTTGACAATGCCCGGCGGGGTGTCGCCATCACCGCCGCTGGTGGCCAAGTGCAGGTACACCGCCGGATGCACCGGGGCCGGCGCGATGCTGATGACCACGTCATCCTGTACCGTCACCACCAGCTCACCGCTGGGGTGCACCAGGGCGGAGGCCTGGGCCACGTCCAACACCTCGTAGGGCAGCAGGTCCTCGGCGGGCAGGCCCGTCTGTTTCACTATTTCGTCCCGCACCATCTCCATCGCCTCGGGGGCCAGGATGTCGCCTTCCGGGGTGCGCAGCAGGCTCAGACCGTAGCTGCCCGCCAGCTTCTTGCTGTTCTTGTCCACAAACAGATACATGAAAGCCTCCAGGGATTAGGCCCAGGCCAACTGGCAGGCGGCAATGCAGCCAGCGCCATAGGTGGGGTCGGTATCAAAGGCGCATCGCATATGGGTGGCGTCCAGGGCTGTCCAGCGGTGCCACTGGCGATAGCCGTTGGAGGGCGGCCAGCCCAAATACAGGATTTGGGCATCCAGCACCGACAGGCCCGCCGGTGGGGTTACCAGCACGTCTGCGTTGCCGGCGCCGGCTGGCAGGGCCGGGCTGATCACCACCATGATCGCCCTGAGGGCGGAGGTGTACTCCACCACCTGAAAACCCCGAATCCTGCCGTAGGTGTCGACAATGTCCTTGTCGCTGACCCATTGCAGGTGGGTGGCGTCCGGTATCTGGCCATACAACTTGCCGTTGCCAGCGTTGCCACCCACGCCGATGTTCTCGGTGGTGTAGCAGTCTGGGAAAAGCAAGGTGGCGGCCGGGTTGACGGCGTTGATTACGTCGTTATATGGTCCGCTGCCAAATGAGCTGCGGCTCACGGTTTGCCGGCTTTTGATGGGGTTGCCGGCTATATCCAGCACAAAGGCCATGGCTACACCCCCACCGGATAGGCCCGGGCCTTGACCAGCTCAAGGGCACCCGTATGGCTGTCCGCGCTACCCCGTCGCCAAAGCCCCACGTGCACCGTGCAACCGGCGCTCAAATCGGCGTGCGGGATGGTCAGGTCGCTGTGATCCAAGCTGAAGGGCTGCCAGGCCGCGTTGGGCGGACTGAAGGCATGCACCAGGGGTTTGAATCCCCCCGCCCGGCAGGTCAGCGTGGCCGTGCCGTCGGCCACGGTGTTGCCCGGCACGGTGGGATACACCGGCGGGGCGGCCCCGCTGGTGCCAGCCACCGTGTACTCGTAGTAAAAGCCATTGAGGCTGATGCCAGCCGGAATGACCATGGTCCCCAAAGCGTAGGCGGTGCTGTTGGCCCGGCGCTGCTTGGTCACCGGGTTGGCGGCATTGGCCGCCACCACCAGATAGGCCAACCTCAGGTCAAAGGCCTGGGCCACGGCGTTGCTGGCCAGGGCCTGGTCGAGCTTGACGCGCCAGTCCACGTCCACCCGCCAGGGTATGAACTGGTTCCAGGCCCAGGTGTCGGAGCCCGCCGGGAAGACGATGGCGTTGTGCTGATCATCGTTGGTAACCGGGGCCTGGGCGTCCTTGCCCCAACGGTCGGGCAGCAGGATGCCGCCGCCGCCGTTGATCATCAGTTGCAGGGCCGCATAAAGCTGGGCGTTGTTGTTGGGGTCCAGGGCCAGGCCGGCGGCCAGGATAACCCTGACCGGCTCTTCCTGCATGGCATTGAGCCAAGCGGCGTCCACCACCGTGGCTTCCTGGCCGCCGACTGGGTCGCCGTCTACAAACAGGCCGTTTACATTGCCCTCGGTGTTGATTCGGTGCATGGCGCAGCTCCTATGGTGCGTAGGCGAAGATAATGTCGGTGTGCTCTGGCTTGGCGGCCTTGAAGGCGCATTCCAGCTTGAGGTTCCCCCAGGTGCGCACCCGCTCCCCGGCGCAGCTCCGGCCCGCGCGAAACAGCGTGATGCTGGTGCCCTGGGAGTTGACCCGCCAGGCGAAGGCCCAGTCCAGCGAGTAGCAGCGCGCCCCCGCCCGGAAGCCCGCGCGCAGGGGCCGGTACTCGCTGATGGTCACCTTGTAACCCATGGCCTGGCCCAAGCCCACGAAGTAGGCCGGGCTTTGCCCGCCCTGGGAGGTCAGCTTGGCTTCCACGGCCTGGCGGCGCTCCTGAAGGGTACTTAGCGGCCCCAGGCAGGCGCTGGGTAAACCGCAGATGCGCTCCCAGTCGGTTAGGGTTTCAAAGGCCGTGCGCGGGTCGGACTCGACTACCAAGTCCTCGCCGCGCGCGTCCACCCGGGCCAGTTCCTCGGCCCAGGCCAGCAAGAATTGGCTAAGCAAGGCCCCGGGGTCCCGGGGCCAGGCAAAGCCCTGCGGCAGCAGCCCTTGCAGGGCGCCTAGATAATCCTCAGTTGTGCGGGGCACGGGCTAGCTCCAGGTGATGGCGCCCATGGTGATAATCTGGCCGGCCCCGGCCGTGGGATTGGCGACGGGGCTTACCAGGGTGTGGTCGTTTTCGCCGGGTGCCGTGGATATGGCCTCCTGGCAATGGCTCAAGAGCAGCCCTTTTTCTGGCTCGGCCTCCCGGAGGATCAAATCCTTTAGCTCGGCCTGCACCGCCGCGCGGTTGGCGGGGGTGTCCGGCGACAGGTGGATATTGAAATCTAAAGGCAGCGCGTTTAGGGCGAAGACGTACACGTCGGCGCACACCGGCCGGCGGAAGGGATGGCCGGTGGCGTCCACCTCGTGGATATAGGCGCTGACCCGGGCCACGTCGTCGGCGCTGGGGATGGGGCCGTAGCTGGCGTCATCCATCAAAAACGTGATGCCCACGGTGCCGGCGCCCATGCGCCGGGGGTACACATAGGCCCGGGTTACGCCGGGCACCTCCATCACCCAGCGCCAGTAATCGGCGCCCGCCCCGCCCTGGGGCGGCTTCTGTAGGCGGTAGATCAGACGCGCAAGCAGGGCCGGGCTGGATTCCGGGTCCGCCCCGCCGGTCAGGCCGCCCGTGGCCACCAGGCCGGGGCTCTTGATGCCGTCCAGGGGCGAAACCAGGGTCAAGGCCGTGCTGGCCGCGGTGTTGCCGGCTTGGCCCGCCTCCACCGCCGTCACGGGCGCCAAGGCCGAGGTGCCGGACAAGGTGGTATTGGCCGTCACCCTGAAACGCGCCCCGTCGCTACGCTGCAACAGACTCTCGGCCGGCAGGCTAAACCCGCTGGTGCCGTAAATGGTAATCTGGCCGCCGGCGGCAACCGCCGGCTTGCGGAAGAGGCCGTAAAAGCCGGCCTGGCGCTCCAGGTTGGGGTCGTCGGCCGTGTCGGGAAATATCTGCTTGGCCTGATAGTCCAGGTAGCCGTACAGGCCGTGCACCCCGCCGGCATGCACGCGGGTAAGCACGTGTAGATTGCTGCGCCGGGTCAGCACGTCGGCCCCGGGCAGGCGCGTGGTCACGTCCGCCCCGGCGCGGTCTATCAACTGTTGCAGGGTGGGTCTATCCATGGTCATGGCTGGCCTCCGGCGATGCTAGTTCCAGCTCGCTTTCGTGATACCGGCCCTTGCCGCCCAGAAAGCCCACCGTCAAGGTGCCGGCCTTGCCGCGTTCCACCACCCGGCCTACTTGCCCCAGCGTGTGGCTATGGCGGGCGATGGGGTTGGCCACCCGCACCTGTTGGCCCGGGCTAAAAATATTGGGCATGTTCAGCCTCCCACCGTTAGCTCATACCGCAAGGCCAGGGGCGCACCGGCGGGCTTGGTTACCCCGATGGCCAGGCCCAGGACCTCTCGCCGCACCGCCTCGGTTGCCACCTCGATCTTGGTGGCCAGGCCGTCTTCAATGATCCATTGCAGGGCTTCCTCGGCCATCTCCCGGGCGCGGTTGAGCGTGTCTTGGGTGTTCTTTTCACGGCGCAGCAGCCACAGGCGCGAACCGGTTTGATCGCCTTCCACCGGGGGCACCAGGTCACCCCACCAGCCCCGCCTATCACCGCTGTTGTCGGGCAGCTCGTCATCGTCCTTGGCCCGGCGGTCGCTGAACAGGCTTAGGATTATGGCCGTCTCCAGGCTGTCATCCTGGGCCAACAGGCCGCCCTCCAGGGCCATTTCCCCGCGCATAAGCTCGTTGACGAATTGGGTGCGGATGTCGATCATGCGCCACCCCCGCGTTGGATGACATAGGTGCCCATGCTGTCGCCGTGGTCTATCACCACCACGTCGCGGCCCACCTGGGCCATGTCCTCGAATATGCCGCCTTCGGCCCCCTCGGCGCCCACCTCGCTGGACACGCCGTTAACCTCCAGGGTGAATTTGCCACAGGAGATTTTCACCTCCCGCTCTTCGGGTATCAGGCTGATGCGGCAAAAGCCCTGGGGCGGGTCATCGCCTTCGGGCGGGGTGGCCCATTCGGGCAACTCTTCGCCCTCGGCCAGGCGGTCGGCGCTGTTGAAGATCACCACCTCGCCGGGCTTTAACTTCCAGGGCCGGTAGCGCGGGTCATCGGTGGACACCACCATGGCGAATGACCGGTCGCCACCCACGTGCAGCACCACCGCCTCGCAGCCGCGCAGGGGCTGGCTGGCGAAACCGTACTGCTGGATTATCTCGGCGTTGTCGTTGAGTTCCTCGGACAGGATGCCCAGCATCAGGCGGCGCAGGCCCTCTTCATCCTTGGCCTCCAGGATCACGGCCCGGGCGATCATGCCCAGCACCCGGTTGCGCAGAGGCGCCAGCAGTCTGTTTAGTTGGTTCAGCATTAGGTTGGTTGGTCCATGCCTCGCTGGTAAATCCGGTTAATTTCGTCGGTGGCCGGCTCGGACCGCCGGTTGTAGGCGTCCGGGTGTATCACGCCAATTTCGGTTTTGCTGCCCTGGCTATCTAGGCTGTACGCGCAGCGCTCTATCAGGTATGGCCCGCTAAGGCCCATGTAGGCGTCGCTCATCTGCACCACGGTGTTGATGCGCCACACTTGCCCGGCCGCCGGCCCCCAGCCCGTAGTGGTGTATGAGGCCGCCCGACTCTTGCCTGCCCGCACCAGCCCCTCAAATCTGGCGCGCTCGGCGAATTCGGCGCTGGTGCCCTTTACCTCGCTGATAATCACCATGGGCCGGTAGCGGTCTTTGCCTAATACGCCGTCATCGGCCACGCCGAACGGCCCCGTGTAGGCGGCCTGGAACTCGGCTACCGCTTCCGGGTCGTTGCCCTTCCAAAAGGTGCCCATGGTCTGGCCCTTGACTATGTATTTGCTGAACCGCCCCTCGTTGGAGAAGTTGCCGCTGGCCGATTCCACGTTGCCGCCCAGCACCAAGGAGCCACCGGCGCCCCGTTGTTGGCTGCGGGTAATCACCAACCGCCCGTCGCCATAGCTGGTCAGCAGCACCCCCCGCTGCTTGGCCCACTTGCATAAAAAAGCGTGAACGGTGTCGCCTTCGTCGTATTTCACCTTTTCCCAAGCCGCGCCCAGGTCGGTTTCCACCGCCACGGGGATGCCAAAGGGGCGGCACGCGTCCAAGGCGATTTTGTCCAGCTTGGCGTGATTCCATTGCACCGGCGGCCCCAGGTGTTGGCAATCCACCAGGTCGCAGGTTTTGTCACGGCCCTTGACCGTGATGCCGTGGGAGCCCTTGTCATAGGTGGGGTTGAAGGAATCGACATACCCGGTGATGACGGTTTGGCCGTCCAGGCTAACCGTGCAAGGCGAACCGGGGCGGAACTTGTAGCCCTCCTGGTAGGCAGGGTCGCGGTCGGTAATGCCCAGCTCAAAGGTGCCGGCCAGTTGTTCCAGGGCCAGGCAGACCTTCACGTTAGTCCAGCCCGTGAAGCGGGCGCCGGCCACGCTTAGGGTGGCGTGGCCCACGGCGGTTTGGTGGCTAGGCATCGAGCACCTGTAGGGTCTCGCCCGCCGGGGGCAGACCGGGGTGGGACAGATTGTTCAGGGACGTGATTTGGTCCGCCCGGTCCAGGTCGCCATACAGGTCATAGGCCAGCACCAGGGCGGGCCGGGTGGCCGGTGGCAACTCCAGGCTGGCCTGGCGGGGCAGGGCCGTGGCCAGGTCGTTAAAGGCCAGGTTGGTGTTGACGTACAGCTCCCGCAGGGCCTGATAGCTGGCGTCGTCGCCGTTATCGCCGGCCTCCATGATTTGCGCGTCCAGGCTGTCCAGGAGCTGGCCGCGTCTAAGCGTGGCCGCGTTCCAGCTTAGGTAACTGGCCCCCAGCGCCGCCTGTACCCCGCTGCTGATTGCCAGCCGTCGCACCAGGGCGGTGAAGGCGCTTTGGTTGGCGGCCTGGACGGCCCGGTGGACGGTGGTGGCCGTCACCGTGGCCAGGCTGTAGGCATAGATGCCACTGGCGTTCGGCGCGCCGAATGCGGCCAGGTCTAATAGGCCGTCCACGGCCGCCGCCACGCCCAGGTTGGCCAGGCCCGCCACGGTGCCCGCCACCGCGCCCACTACCGCCGCCGCGCCGCCGGCCACCAAGGCCGTTACGTTGGCGGCGGTGGCCCGTAGATCGCTAAGGAACGCGTTGACCGCGCTACCGTCCAGGATGCTGGGCAGGGTGCTGGCCACCGCCTGCACCAGTTGCAGGGCGGTGACGAAATCGCCGGCCGAGGCGGCGGCCAGCCAGGCCGGCCCGCTAATCTCGTACACTTGGGCAAACACGTCGCCCGCCACGGCGGCCACGTTATCCGCCGCCTGGGAGGCCTGGGCGGCATAGTCAATCTCGGCCGCCGGGTAGTTGCGCTGGCCGGCCTCCATGAAGGTGAACGAAAAGGTGGCCCGGCCGCCCTTGGTGAATTCTTCGCGGTAGGTGCAGACCTGACAGAGAACCTGCATGCTGCCATGGTAGGGGTGCACCAGGGTGCCCGGGCCGCGTTGCTCGCAGGCCGCCAGCAGGGCGTCGCGCTTGGCCATGTAGTCGGGGCCGATAACCTGGCCCGTCAGTTTGAACACCCGGGCCTTGCGCCCCAGGTCCTCGCCGTAGGGCAAATCTTGTAGGGGGTATTCGTGAATGGCCAGACGGCGGCCCACGTCGCCGTCGGTTGCCTCAATAAAAAAGCCGGCCCCACGGAAGGAGGCCGGCTGCATCAATGTGCGCCAGGTCATGTAAAATCCTTTAATTTTTGTTTAAGGAGGCTGGAAAGTCCATACCATGACTCTATCCACCTGTTATCTTAAAGCCCATATTTTATTTTAGTTATTGCCCCAAACCCTTAGGCACAGCCCTAACACCCAAGCGAGCTAAATGCGCATTTTTTTTATGATTTCTAGCAACAATTAAATTATTTTCAGCTATCATCTCTACAGCTTTAACATAAAGTGGATTATCACACGAGATACTGAATAATTCCAGTTCATCATCTTTGTTAATTAGATCGTCAGGGCTAATTTCAAGCCCTAGCCCAATGGCTGAATAGTTTAGAAGCGTGGCTTTAATTCGTGTATTAGTTTTTTTATGGATCAATGTAACGCACGATTTCTTGTCTTCCGTAACACATTGCCGTGGGCTTTCCCTCCTAGCCTCGCCATCGCGCGTCTTGTATAGTGCACCATAAACGTTCTTTAGTAATGCCTTTCTCTTGTTGAAAATGTCGTAGATTATGCTTAAGGGGGTTAATATTCTAGTTTTTATATGGAATAGATCAATGGTAGAAGTAAGCCATAGTTTGTTAAAATGGTCATCTATAATCCTAAATGCGTTATTATTATCATCATTATCATGAAATTTGAAAACAGGCATTAACGCGCCTATGCACCGATTATCCTCAAAAGAAATTGTGCCTCTTCCGAAGGTGTAGGGCTGGTAAAATACAATATCATCAACTAATATCATCCAGCAGCTAGGACTGTGGGCATAATACTTAACCTTGTCTTTGTATTTGGCATCATCAATAACTTGGTGAGCGCAAACAAAATCCGTATACATTTTTATTTGTGTATATGGATCATTTTGGTAATTAGCTCCTTTGCTCCTCTTGAATCTGAGCATTTCTCCTACTGATTTTTCTCCATTCTCAAGGAAGGCTCTAAAGGTGGCCGGACTTCTTAATACGTCAAGCAAGAGAACTTTAAAATCAATATTACCTTCTGGCCGTTTATCCAATTTATCTATTTCATTGCACAGTTGTTGAAGGGTTATGTCTGCGGTAAATGTAATTCCTAATACATGAACTCTGTTTTTAGCGTTTTGTATGGATTCAGCGACATCAGATATACAGCTCTTTCTGTCCTGGTATACCATCTTCAAGCCGCATGTATCTGCGGCATTAAGAAGACCTATTTCTGGCCTAATTGTTGCTCTGAGTGAGGTTTCAATCAAGCTTGGTGTCTCATTTTTAAGAACGTTTAGGAGGGATTCTTTTACTAGCTCTTGCATGTCCTTAACAAGAAGAACCCTTTCGATGAGGTGTACTCCAATAAATATTGCAAATATCAGAACAAGATGTTTGGTTATTTCTGCAAATTCTTCTGGCAGTGCAGATACCCAATAATCCTCAAGACCATACGCCGCGAACAAGCCGCAGAAGGCGACGCAGAGCAATATTTTTTTTGTATATGGATGCTTTTGTATCATTTAAGATATGCCTCATTATTTCGCTAGAGAACTATATAAATACATCATTTGTGGAGATTAGTTTGCAGTTTGATGTGGTTTTGCCATCAGCTACAGCCCCTTCAAAAATTACCCCGGAATTCATTATTTCGAAGAATTTACACAAACTATGCGGGTGATAGTCTTGTTCTC